CTTACAAATCTGAAGACAGTTTGAAGCCCAGAATCGTCTGCGCCAGTGATCCTACGTATTGCGCCGTCGTTGGGCCGTTTTTGTCGACTGTGCAGGACCATCTAGTTCCATATTTCGGGCCGCAGAGCAACCTTTGCTTTTTCTACAATATGCAAGGGCAACACGCTGGAGCCTGGTACAAGCGTAGGCACGATTGGGTGCAGTCCGGCAAAGGTCGTATTGTCGCAGCGGATGCCACTGGTTTTGACGCTCACACGAAGCCTTATATGATCAGACGCAGGATCGAGAATTATGAGCGTCTCGGCATGCCGCCTCACATCGCTAATCACTTGCGCAATTGTGTGACCAAGACGTTGAGTTTCTCAGACGGCACGAGTTTGCGCGTCGACGGAGTGACCGACTCTGGCGCCCAGGACACTAAGCTGGGCAACGACATAAACAACGCCTGCGCTTTCTACACGGCCGTTGTGTTGGCTGCCGTCGACAGGGGACGTGCCATGTGCTCTCCGGATGAGATGTCCATTGGTGATTATGCGCAATTCGCCAAAGACCTTTTTGATGACAGCATCAACTCTGATGAGCCTCTCATCAGTCTCATGACGAACGGCGACGATCAGGTCGCTTATTTGGGAGACGAGTTTAGCTGGCTAGGCAACCACCAGTTGAAGCGCGCTTGCGACGAAACCGGCTTTCGCTATAATTTCGAGGACAACGACAGTTTGGAAGAAACGTCGTTTAATTCTGCGTTGTTTTGGCCAGTCACTTTGCTTCAGCCTTTAATTTGGATTACTCCTGTTGGCGAGTGCGTTTTGGCAGACGCGGGACCGAGTTTTGCTCTCATGCCCGGCCCCGGGAGGGTTCTTGCGAAGTTCCCTTGGACCCCGAAGCAGATTAATAATCGAGATGCCCCGGAGTACGCAGCCCAGAAAGCCTTGGCTCAATGGCATGCCAATAAGGTTTTGCCGTTTGCCAGCGAAGTCATGAGAAGACTGTCGCTGGAATCTCCCGGAGTTCGCGTGTTGTACGAACCCGAAGCTTATGCCGCTCAGGTTGACGGCATAGTGTCCAAC